AACTGAACATTTGAAAGTTGGTAATAATCAAGGATACTTAACATCAGCAGAAAACGGCGATGCTACAAAACTTGTTGCTATCGTTGAACCAGGAAAATCATATGTAAAAGGATATGATAATCAGACAATCATATCTATTCGTAAAGTTTTTGATAAAGCTACTGACTATGCATCTGTTGAGCAAGCAAAAGCCCTTGTGGACTACGGTAATTATATTCTTGTTGACAATGTTGTTGGTAAGTGGAATCTAGACGCACAGTCTCTTGTAAATCTAAAAGACGATCAGTCTAATTCAGTAAGCACACTCACATATTCAACAACATGGCCAACTGGTGGTGCTAAAGGCACGACAATTGGTACTGCTCGCGTTAAGGGTATTGAGTACTATACTGGTACACCTGGTGCTCCAGACGCAACATATAAGCTATATCTTACTGACGTAAAAATGGCTACTGGTAAATCATTTTCTTTAGTCAAAGGTATTGCATACTCAGCAAATACGCCAGGTAAAGCTGACGTTCGTTACGCATCTGCAAACACACAAGATTCACGATCAGACATTTCTGTTTATCGTTTACCAACAATTGCAACAAAAAAACTACGCAATACATCTGGTAATATCAACAACGATTTTACATTCTATAAGACATTCTCTCAAACAACAGACACATCAGGTGTGGCTGCAATTAATACAGGCGACGATAATCAAACATTTGATGGCGGTGGCACAACACTAAGTCAGTCTGCTCGTCGTACTGATTTTCACGCTATCGTAACAAGTGCTGCCAATACAGTTGCTGCCGGTTCTGTATCTATTACCTCTGGTGCTAATACTGTAACTGGAGGCGGTGGTTCTGGATTTTCAACTAAGATCAATGTTGGTGATGTTCTTCATATCGGTCTAGCTGGTGATCTTGTTGTGAGTCAGGTAGTAAGTGATACCCAATTAAAAGTTCTTGGAACTGCTGGCGCAACTGTAACAAGCGGTAAATACTACAAAAAATTCATATCTGGTCAGGTTGTCGATCTTGGTGGTTATGGTGGAGATGGCGCTCGTACAGTTACCATTTCTTCAACACCATCTCGAATTGCAACAATTGATTTGAATGAAACTTTCAATGGCACAGGCGCACCACTAAGCGTAATTGCTAAAATTAATCAGATTGATGGACAAGAAGCCGCAAAATCTGTTATTCGAAATCGTTTGGTACAGATCAATATTGGTATTGGTGGCGGAACATCATATACTGCCAATACAACCGGTCCATGGCCACTTGGACTCTCTGATGGATTCAAGCTTAAATCTGTTCGTAAGGTATCAGGTGGTGCGCCAGCCACATTTACAAGCACAACTACTGGTACCGACGTAACAAATGATTTCGTTCTTGATACTGGTATGCGCGATAACTATTATGACCATGCTCGTCTTGTAAAGAAGTCAACAAGTAGCTTATCACTTGGCAGTTTGGATCGTTTGCTCGTGACGTTGGATCATTTCACGCATAGTCATTCATCTGGCGTTGGTTTCTTCTCTGTAGATTCGTATCCAGTAAATGACGCAACTGCTGGAACTGATCCTGAAAAAATTTACACATATGAAATTCCGCTATACATTTCACCAACATCTGGTGTAACCTACGATCTTCGTGATTCGTTGGATATTCGCCCACGCATTGCTGATACAGCAAATAGTGTTACTGCGCTTACAGGAATCTCAAAGAATCCACTTACATCAACAACATTCTACAATCCAACTGGTTGCTTGAAGTATTCTCCAACAGGCGAAGATTTTACAACAGATGCGGATTATTATCTAAAGCGTGTTGATAGTCTTGCTATCACAAAGAGCGGTGACGTTAATATCATTCGAGGCGTTCCTAGTTTGCGCCCATCAACTCCTGCTGTTCCGGAAGATATGATGGCTATTGCGGTCATATCAATTGCTCCTTATCCATCACTACCTATTGAAATTGGTCGTCGCATTAATCGTCCCGATCTTACAAATAATATTCGTAAGCTTAAAAATGAGCGATACACAATGCGCGATATTGGAACAATTCGTGATCGTATTGATCGTCTAGAATATTATACTTCACTAAATCTACTTGAAAAAAATGCCAAGGATCTATTGATTCCAGACGTAAATGGTAATGACAGATTTAAAAATGGTATTCTTGTCGATTCTTTCCAGGGTTACGCAATTGCAAATCCACACGACAATGATTCAAAGTGGACTGTGGATGCCGAAAAGGGTGAAATGCGCCCATTGTCTGAAGTGAATAATTTTGTGCCTGTATATACAACATCTTCTTCTGGTGTTGTTCGCACTAACGTAACACCAGACGGCGTGTCTAAAGATCAAACTGTTGCCATTTATCAAGGTGGTGTTGGAGGACTTCCTGTTATAGGAACAACTGTAACTTCAGGGTCAATTACTGGCACAATTCGCAATATTGCGCAATATGACATAGGAGCGCAGTCGTTTGCTTATAGGCTGTATCTTGAAAATTGCACCGGCAATTTTACAGCCGGTGGTTCTGTAACTATGACTAAAAGAAACGGAGACAGTGGGTCTACTTTTACCGCAACGCATGATATTTATTCCGTAACTTTGAATAAAGCCGGTGATCTAGTAACGCTTCCATATACACATAATGTTTTGGTTGAACAGCCATACGCAACAACAACTCGTAACTGTGTTGGTACTGCATATCAGTGGAGAGGCACATGTACAATAACACCAGATAGTGATTATTGGTGCGATACCATTGGTCGCCCAGAAGTGAGTATCAATGTTGATATGAGTACCGATAACTGGATTTTCCTTGCTAACGCATGGCCAACGACATGGGATGGTTGGAAAACAATATTTACTGGTCAACCAGTTTTATCTGGTCGGAGAGAAATTGACCAAGGTACTATATTGGTCCCACAGGCCGATGGCTCACAAAACATTGTTCAGAATTTTATCACCGAAAGTATATTTACGACGCCAACAATTGAATCTCGTGCTGGTTCAAAACTGCAAGCATCAGTTTCGACAACAAAAGAGTATCTTGGTAATTTTGTTAGAGATGTCAATATTCAACCATTCATGCGTTCGCGCATGATTTTGTTCAAGCTTGATGGTATGAAAGCCGGTAGTCGTATATACGGATTCTTTGATGGCGTTGATATCAATCGTTATATCACTCCACTCACAGCAGACGAATATGCATCAGGTGGTAATGGTAAGCCAACAGGATTGGGCAATAGACTATTCGCGCCTCTTACATATGCAGAAGGTAGTCCGCTAATCACTAGTGGAACAAATAGTTTAGACCCAATTACTGGTTTGTATTCTGGAAATGGTACCGCATATGGTATATTCCGTCTACCAAACGATGCTTCGCTACGTTTCCGTACAGGAACTAAGCGCCTACGTTTTGTTGATAATGCACAAAACAACATGGAATTTGGCACATTTACAACTGCTGCTGAAACAGACTATAGTGCTGAAGGTTTGATGGCTGGCGTTTCGGACATGACGTTATCGACAAAACGTGCTGTTGTTGCTCAGCAATTCTTGACAGAATCAAGAAATTCTGAGTTCAATTCATCATCACAAGTGGGAGGTCAACGTATAGTTGGCGTTGTTCCGCCTCCACCTCCGCCACCTGATGGTGGTGGTTGTGGACCAGGTGGTGGTTGTGGATCTGGTGATGATCCTATCGCACAGACAATGCTTATTTCAGCATTGCTAACAAATCTAATCCATTCAAGCGGAATGTATATAACAAAGTTGGATCTTTTCTTTGCAACTAAAGATTCAACGCTTCCTGTTATTATTGAACTTCGTGAAGTTGATAATGCAGGACATATCACATCTAAGGTTGTACCATTTTCTCGCGTTGTGATTCCGTCTGCAGATGTAAATCTAAGTACCGATGGTAGTGCTGCAACGCCAGTATATTTCCCATCACCAGTGTATGTTGGTGAAGACAAGGAATATGCTATCGTTATCATTCCTGCTGCGGTAAATCCAAACTACAATGCGTTCACTGCAATTCTTGGTCAAAATGATCTCGCAAGTCCAAACGTAAGAGTTTCACAAGCACCTGCTGCTGGTATGTTGTTCACTTCATCAAATCAGCAAACATGGGTTCCAGTTGAAAAAGAAGATTTGAAGTTTGTCGCTTACTATGCTAAGTTCCCAACAGAAACAACTGGTAGCATGATAATTAAAAATGAACCACGCGAATATATAACTCTTGCTAATACAACTGGACCTTTTGATAGACAAGGTGAACCAGTATTTGGTGAAGTGTTGCTTGATGGTAGATTTACCAATACAGCCACAATTATCGTTGCAAATACCACATATACCGGAACGCACTTTGCGCATGGTCAAACATCAAACGCCTACGGTACAATCACATACTGGAGCACAACTGGTATTCGTGTTAAGAATGTTCCTGCTGGTAGAATGTTTAAAGGTGGTGAAACGATCAAGATCCGCAGAACAGATCCAACAACGGGAACTATCATTGGAGCAAATACTTCTGCTAGATTCCGTTCAGCAACATATCCAGTTGGTCGTGCAACATACTATGACATCATAAACTATGCCAATACAAAGCTGCACATTGCAAACTCATCATTTGCAAATAGCGGACCTGCAAACACAAATAATCGCATGTTCATTGCAGGAAGATATATCACTGGTCAAGTAAATGGATATAGCGCACGAATTGTGTCTCTTGATAATGTGGTCATAGATAAACTGAATCTTGTTACCAACATGATTCAACCATCTAATACTACAGTAACTGCATACGGTAAATTTGCAAAGTCTACAAGCACAAGAGATACAGATTATATTCAGTTACATGTGAACGACGATACATACTTTGATGCACCAAGATATGTGTTAAGCCGTAGCGTTGAAGCTAACACATCAGCTTCTTCTTCTTCAATGGCTGCAAATAGATCCGCTGAAATTAAATACGATCTATTTTCTAGAAATGTTGTAGGATCACCTGCAATTGACTTGAGAAGAATTTCGGTTGCAGCAACTCACAATTTGATTAGCTCAAATGCTGAAATTGGCTCGTCAGAAGATTGGGTAAAATTTGGCGGCAATTCAAAGACACGTTACATCACTCGTCGCGTGACACTTGCTGACGGCCAAGATGCGGAAGACCTTCGTGTTTATCTTGCTGGCTATCAACCATCTGGCTCTCAGATTTTTGTCTATGCTAAGATTCTAAGTGGTGATGATAATGATCTATTTGCTGACTCTCGTTGGATTCCAATGGAACGTGACGATTCGCAAGGATTTACACTAACATCAGCATATTCTAGCTCTTCAAATCAGGATAATTATATCGAATTGACTTATAATATACCCGATTTCCCATCGACCGCAATTAACGATACGTCTGGTCGCGCAATCAATCAGTACGGCGCAAATACATCAACTGGTATCGTTGAATATCGCAATTCATCAAAAGCTCGCTATCAGAGATTTAAATATTTTGCAGTCAAGGTTGTAATGGTAGGATCAAGTTCAAATCCTCCTCGCGTACATGAACTCCGTGCCATTGCTCTACAGAGGTAAAACATGCATGTTGCAAAAGTAAAAGACGCGCCTGGTTTAGTTCGAGATTTACATAATCAGGCGGTACTAAATACAGATATGTCTGCTCTAGAAGCTTATAGACGCAAGAGAAATAAGCAGCAGGAGATAGATGAGGTCATCTCGGATATAAATAATATGAAGTCTGATATAGATCAAATAAAATCGCTGATGCAGCGACTTTTAGAAAAGATAGGATAATAGATGGCTAAGATAGCTAACGTCGCCCTTACGGATACCTTTAACACATGGAGAACACGATCAAACCAAACTTTTGATCGTGTGAGTCAGTTTGCTATCAATAACTCATCTTTGTATGCTAACACTCTTACATCCAACTCATCCTTTACGGCTAAGGGTCTTGCAACTTTCAATGGTCGAGCAACAGTAGGTACCAATCTTACCGTCTCTGGTAACACGACTTTCGGTGGTGCTGGTAAGGTTTCTAATACGACTGGTTGGTTTGGTGTTGCTGGTCGTGCAACAGTGTCAACCAATCTGTTTGTTGGTGGTAATACGGCACTAGGTGGTACTGGAAAAACCGCTAACGTACAGGGTTGGTTTGGTGTTGCGGGACGTGCGTCAGTTTCTACCAATCTGTTTGTTGGCGCGAATACTTATGTCATGGGTAGTATGGGGATTGGGACGACTTCGCCAGGCACATACGGTGGAAAACTGTCTGTAATAAGCGCAGCATCTACCCAAGCAACTGTGCTTATCCAAAACCCCGGACAAGGTTCTGCCCATTTGGGCTTTGCAGCAAGTAGTTCCAACATCAAATTGTATAATTGCTACGCGACTGGTCTGCTTAGTGGCGGAAGTGGCATTGACATCGACACCAACGGCAACGTGGGGATTGGGACGACTTCGCCCGGCGTTAAACTCCAAGTAACCGGGACCACCCTCAATACAAGCGTTCTTATTACTAACTCTGCATCGGGTCTCAATATCGGTACTATTGCCAATTATGCTACTTGGCAAGGCTCTGGCACAAGTGACGATTTTGTCGTTGCTGGATATGGAGCTAGAAATCTCATATTAGGCACTAACGCTGCCGAACGTATGCGCATCGCATCAAGCGGTCTCGTAACTGCTTGTAACTCGATGACGGTCACACAAAACCTAACAGTTTCTGGCAACACCACACTGAACGGTACAACAGTCGATAAGTCAAATACATTATCACAGACTCTAACAGATGGTGCTACTATTAACTGGGACGTTGCTCTTGGTCGCGTTGCGACAGTAACTCTAGGTGCTGCTGGTCGTACAATGGCTGCTCCTACTAATCTTAAGGTTGGTACATATATTCTTCGCGTATATCAGGATGCAACTGGTTCGCGCACGATTACGACATGGAACTCAGTATTCAAGTGGACTGCTGCTGTTGCTCCTGTGCTTTCAACAGGCGCAAGCAAACTAGATATTATAACATTCTTCTCTGACGGCACCAACCTTTATGGTTCATACCTACCAGATATGAGATAAGGATAAGATGTTTTTAGCTTTCTTACCTAAACCAACTCAAGTTGTCACTATCAACAGCGCGACGAATAACGTCAATCTGCGCTCTCAGCTTGATAATCCTGCTTATCCGTTGAATTTGCTTGCATTCATTAATTCAACAGTTGGTAGCACTGCAACTGGTACACCTGCGCTTGACGTTGGTTCTGGATGGTCTGGTGGAACATTCATTTATGTAAAGAATAGTAGCACAATTACAGGTGCAACAGGTACACCAGGAAATACTGGTGCAACGGGAAATCCAGGAAATACAGGCGCAACGGGAAATCCTGGTGCGGCAGGAAATCCAGGAACTACTGGAAATCCTGGTGGTGCAGGAAATACTGGAAATCCTGGTAGCAGTGGTGCTGGCGGAAGCGGTGGCAACGGTGGAAACAATACCGGCAGTGGTGATCCTTACGGGTCGCCCGGTAATCCTGGTTCTGGTGGGAGTACTGGCGGCACCGGAGGAACTGGAAATGCCGGCGGCACTGGTGGTACTGGTGGTCCTGGTAATAACGGTGGATCAGGAGGACCCGGAGGAACAGGAAATGCCGGTGGCACCGGAGGAACAGGAAATGCCGGTGGCACCGGAGGTTCTGCTTTTACCGTACCAACAAATACTGGAGTTATCGTTGTAGTAGATAACACTTCAGCGACAATAACTGGTGGATCAGGAGGATCAGGAGGACCTGGAGGAACCGGTGGACCAGGCGGAAGTGGGGGTCCAGGCGGAAGTGGGGGATATCGAGGCCCCGGAGGCCCCGGAGGCCCCGGAGGTCCAGGGGGAAGCGGTGGACCCGGCGGAGCCGGCGGTGGGGGCGGCGGCGGTGGCGGCGGTTCTCATAGGAACGGCAAATATGTATGGGGTGGTGGAGGCGGAGGAGGTGGTGCTGCATACGGACCAGGCGGGATCGGTGGTGGTAGTTATGGATTTGGTAGCCGCTCCGATGGCCCGGCTGGTGGTGCGACAACAGGAGGCCCCGCCAGCTGGTTTGGTGGTGCGGGTGGACCACTTAGTAGCGGTGGAACTCCCGGAACTTCCGAGGTGGGTAATGGCTATGGAGCTGGGGCAGGTGGAGCCGGACCTACTGGACCTACAGGCGCAACAGGTCCTGCAGGGGCCACGGGGCCCATAGGAAATCCAGGAGCCACAGGACCAGCAGGTGGAACGGGAGCTACTGGACCTACCGGGGCTACAGGATCAGCAGGATCACAGGGAAATTCAATAACTGGTAATGCCAACATTACCGCTTATATAGACGCAGGAACTAGAACAGGACCAGTAGCATGAACATTCATTACAAAATTGTTGAAGTATGGCCATCAGATCATCTTATTGTCGCAAGATATTGGACGGACGAGATCACTGAAGAATTTCTTGCTTCAGATACTAATAGAAAAGATGATGGAACACCTGTTAGATGTAGAACAGATATTTCTATCAATCTTCCTATACCTGAACCAACACCGCAGGAAATTGATGTAATTATTAAAAATACCGCGCCTATTAACTTTCTTGAGTCACTGGAAAAAATTAAAAATCCAGATATCAACACTGATATGGGTAATAGTATATCTATAATAAATGTTCAAAAAACTATCACTGCCGACAAATTGCTTGTAGCAAGAACAGTTAATCCTAATAAGATGCTTCTTGAAAGACTTGAAAAACCGCTTGAAGAGCTTACGAAAGATGAAATTCAAAAATTGATTGGGTAATAATAATGGCTAAAAATCTTATTCTCTTTAGTGGTGGATATGATTCGACATATTTGGTTTACAAATATCTTGTTGATACTAGTGATGAAATCACTTTACTAGTTATGACTAGTGAAAACAATTTGGCGGATGGTCTTAATAGATCACAACTGCTTCAAATGCAACCAACTTTGAAACAATTAAAAACATATCGAGATTTTAAAGTTATATACCACGTAATAGATAAAGATAAAGTCAATTCTTGGTATATGGATGAATGGTATCGCTATTCTACTACTGTTTTTGCCGACGATTTAAATAATGGAACATATGATAGTCTTATGATAGGAACGTCATGGGAACAACATGACGGTCAATATTACAAAAATAGTTTGGTTAGAGGAATAACACCTAGTGCTTCATTAATGAAGAATCCAACCAAGGGTCTCACACGCGGAAGATTTTTAGCTCCATTAATTACACACGACATTCATGATAATTTTAATAGATGGCACATATTCAAATATATGCCGGAAGAACTATTAACAACTATAACTCAAAAAAATCCAGGAAAATTAGCTTTTGATGAAATTGTTCAGATTGGTATGTCATCTTTAGGGTGGACTGCATCCGATGTGGATAGTTGGAGACAAGAGAAAAATAGAGAATATGGTGGAGGATCGCGTGATCTTTCTTATCCTTTTTGGACACCAACGCATCTTGGTAAAGAAAATATACATATAACTGGTGTTGCTGATGAAAAAAATAGAGGAAAAATGATTACGGTAAAAACCAAGCAAGATTGTATTGATTGGTATTCAACCGTCGAATACAATTTTAAAACGGATTATTCATTAATTACGTGGAATTTAAGCAAAGACGATTTTAATCCTGATAATTGATTCAGTATGATCTCAGATTCTTCCCACAGCACAGGAATAATTTCCAAGCTGATTAGGTTTGCTTCTGAAATATAATTTGGATCACTAACGACCTTTGCAAAAGCTGCTCTTAGTTGGGCAGCTTTTTCTTTTGGAATATTTGGAGGTGCCACAAAAGGTTTAGAAAAAACGGAAGATAACTCTAAAGCATTTGTAGCATCAGTATCGTTACTGAACTCCATCAAGGTTGGAATACTGGGCATTTCTTCATGCCTCGCAATACCATTTCCATACTGAAGTATGACTTTAGATTTTAGATTGATATCATATTCTTTCAGACCTGTATAGTTATTGAAAAATGCGTCAATTTCTTTTCTTTGAAAAGCCAACCTTAATTCCGAAATATTGTTATAGCCAGCAATTTTTTTCATCTGTAAATTCGTGCTGGATTTGATTATATCTACGATACTAAGATCACTCGAATTTTGCTCACCAACTATAACCAGTTCGTTTAATGGTTTATGTGAAACTAAAACCACAGACTCTTTTCTACCATCTGTGGTTGATCCTAACCATATAAATTTTGATATGTCAATGTTGATATTCTTATCGACATCTAACATAGTTCTAAGAGGAATGCTTTTCGTAAATGTTCCTATCGTGTAGCCATCTTTATTGGCTACACGATACAGATAATTTGCCGCATTTAAGCTTCCTGCACCAGGAACAACCTTTATTACTACCTTGTCGATATTAGGAAGATATTTTTGCATATATTTCCCAACCAACAATGTGTTTGCGTAAGGTTGTTGCCCTACAGCCCACGTTATGATAGTTAGAGTTTCAGCTTGAACAGGTGTTAATAGTAACCATAAAACTAACAACACATATCGCATTACTGGAATTTTGGGCCCATTACCCATATAACCAGCGAACGACGAGTTCCCAAAGTAACAGGTGTTACTCTATGAATCATAAAAGAAGGAAACATTATAATTCTACCTTTGATTGCAGGAATGATTGTTGGTTCTTCTTCTTTACCCAAATTTATATGAAATTCTCCACCTTCAAACGAATCATTTAAGCACATAGTCATAGACAACTTTCTCGTCATTTCATTGGTGTTTGCTGACATGTTTGTATCCATATGCCAATCATAACGACTATTTTTATCTGCAGTGTATACTGTATATTGAAATTTTTCATAGCCATTTAAATCAAAACCATAAAACTGTTCGTTGGCCGCTTGAATAACAAAATTCAATCGGTCAAAAATCCAGGATGTTTCGGGATTACGATTATGAAATCTTACGTCCGAAACTCTATGAGCTTCTGTTACCTCTTTTGAAGGATTTCCAAAAATAGAACCTGGTTCCAAATCAAATTGTTCACAATACATCACAATTTTTTCTAATTCTTCTTCAGTAAAAGCATTATCCCAAGATACCCAAGGTAGCGTAACAACAGAACGTGTATACGGATCATTATAGATTGTGGTAAACGGCATTTCAAATCTCCTTTTGCATGGTAAATCATTCTGATGATAACACTATATAGACTAAATAGTCAAGAACATAAATAGCAGAACCAACTCGGAGTGATAAATGGCTATTCCAGCATCGAGACAGCAATTTAAAGATTATATTCTGCGCCGTCTTGGAGCGCCAGTTATTGATATCAACGTGGATGACGAGCAGGTAGAGGATCGCATTGATGATGCCATCGCAAAGTATCGCGATTATCATTATGACGGTACCGAGCATGTCCTGTATAAGCACATAGTTACGTCTACCGACATTACCAATCGCTATCTTACACTCCCAGAAAGCATCGTTGGCGTAACCCGCATCTTTGATCTGGGTGATAGTTATAGCACTTCTAGCATGTTCAACGTCCGTTACCAGCTTCATCTAAACGAACTATTCAACATTACCAGTGTATCGGTTGCACCATATGTTATGGCTATGCGTCATATCGAGACACTAGAAGAAATCTTTGTTGGCAAGAAACCTATTCGTTTCAACCGTCACACCAATACGCTTCATATCGACATGGCATGGGCTACAGACGTGCAGCTAGGATATACGATTATCGTGGATGGATATGCAAGTTTGGACCCAAACACATATACCGACGTGTGGAATGATTCGTGGCTAAAGCAGTACGCGACCGCGCTTGTGAAGCGTCAGTGGGGTGAGAATCTAAAGCTGTATGAAGGCATGCAGCTTCCTGGTGGCATCACATTCAATGGGCAGAAGATTTGGGAAGAAGCAAACGACATGATAACAACGATGGAAACATCACTCATTAACGATTATAGCTTGCCCGTTACGGATATGATCGGCTAAGAATGACAACGAACAAATACTTCCGACCATTCACATACGGGCGACAGCAGGATCTTGCTGAGGATCTTATCGTGCAAGCGATTAAGATTTATGGACTGGATATAAAGTATTTGCCTCGCACTCTTCGCAACGTCGACCCTCTTCTAGGTGAAGACCCAACATCGACGTTTGACGACGCGGTGGATATTGAGGTCTATGTCAAGAATGTCCAGGGGTTTGAAGGTGAGGGAGATTTTCTATCCAAGTTTAATCTTCAGATCAACGACTCCATCACATTTACGATGGCTCGTAAACGTTGGAATCAAATCACAACCGAGAAGCTCATAACGGAAGTTGGCTATAATTATCAGGTAGAATCAGCAGATACCAACTCGTGGGGTAATACCCAGTGTATTATGTTGGAATCCGGTAATGGCAATAACTATAGCATTACAACACCGCGACCATTTGAAGGCGACTGGATTTATTTCCCACTGAATAAGAAGCTATACGAAATCAAGTTTGTTGAACACGAGGCCATCTTCTACCAGCACGGTAAACTATACACCTACGATTTGAATTGCGAACTCGTGGATCGTATTGGTCCAGATTCTATCGCTACAGGTAACACCGATATCGACGCAATTGGTACTCGCTATGACCAAAACATTCTCATCTATCAGACAATGTTAGAAGACGGTACTTATCTATTAAACGAAGATGGTGGATTCATGTTGAATGAATACCGCGTAGAGGTTCAGACAATTACAGCCAATAACGAATATTTCACACAAAAATCATTAGATTATATTGATTTTAGCGAGCGTAACCCATTCTCTGAGATTGACAGGTACTAATGTTCGGATCACAGTTTTACCACCAATCACTCCGTAAATATGTTATCATGTTTGGTAACATGTTCAACGATATCGTGGTCAAGCAGTACAACCGCGATGGGACAACTGCATCAGCGGTTATGGTGCCTATCGCATATGGTCCGAAAGAAAAATTCTTAGTTCGTACACAGCAAGATCCTAATCTGGATCAGCAAATTTCAATTCAGTTGCCTCGTCTTGCATTTGAAATGACGACCCTCAATTATGATGGCACTCGTCGTTTCAATAGCAAAGGCAAAAACGTAGTTGTGGTTTCTGACAATAACAAAGCCGATTATCAGCATATGCCGGTACCTTATGATTTGACATTTAATCTCTATGCGTATGTGCGTAATGCAGATGATGGCGCTCAGATCCTTGAGCAGATTGTACCTTATTTTGGACCTGAGTGGACAAATACAGTCAAGGTTATTCCTGGTATGAATTTAACAATTGACATTCCTACCGTACTAAACACTGTGTCGATTGAAGATACATATGATGGTAGCTTTGAGAACCGTCGTGCTATCATTTACACACTTGATTTCACAGTCAAGGGATATTTCTACGGACCAGTTCGTCGCCAGGGCGTTATCAAACGCGCACAAGTCGATTTTGGTGTGGTTGCAAATTCTGCTGGTCCAATTACTCTAGAAGACGTTGCTCGCACAGGTCGCAGCTCTCGCATTGTGGTAACTCCGGGTCTATTAGCTAATGGATCACCTACAACAAATAGTGCAGTATCCATACCATATACATTAATTGCCGCAAACTCAAACTTCGGATTCGCGTCAAATACGTTCTTCTACACAGATGGATTGAAATATAACCCAAGAACAGGTAATGATGAGTGACAAAACTATATTTGAACAGAGCATTGAATCGGCACTAAATTTGCCTATCGACTCGCCTTCTATGGTGCAGCCGATAAAACCAATTGCTGTCGATTCTGATTTAGATAGTGATTTTGCAACAGCTCGAAATAATCTCCATCAAATCATCAATCAGGGTAGTGACGCTTTGGAAGAAGCCCTTATTGTAGCCAAAACATCTGAGCATCCTCGAGCGTTTGAGGTTGTTGGACAGCTAATCAAAACCCTCGTTGATGCTAATAAGGATCTTTTAGATATTCAAAAGAAACTAAAAGATTTGAAAAAAGTAGACGAAAAAGATGCACCTCAGACAATTAACAATTCAATTTTTGTCGGTAGTACATCAGAACTACAGCAACTAATCAACGGGAGAAAATGATGTTAAAGAAAGTATTAGAAGACACCTTAACAAATCCATATCTTGTTCTTCCGCCACCAGCACAGAGTGGGACTAAAAAAGAACCTACAATCGAAGAATTGAAGGCTAGAGCAGCAGCCGCTCCCAAAAAGAATAAGGTCAGATGAGCAAGACATATCTTGGCAATCCAAATCTAAAACGATTTGGAGTAGCCATTTCTTATACCAAAGAGCAAGTTGAAGAATATTTAAAATGTGCGAAAGATGTTGAATATTTTGCTCGCACTTATGTTAAAATTGTCAACGTGGATCATGGGCTTATGCCATTCAGGATGTGGGACTTCCAAGCGAAGATGCTCCACACGTTTGCGGACAACCGTTTTTCTATATGCAAACTCCCTCGTCAGGTTGGTAAATCAACTACCTCTATCGCGTACATTCTTTGGCTTGTCCTTTTTACGGATCAGCAGAATGTTGCTATTCTAGCAAACAAAGGCTCTCTTGCGCGAGACTTGTTAGCCAAACTTCAGCTCGCATATGAATATCTTCCGATCTGGCTGCAGCAGGGCGTTGTTGTTTGGAACAAAGGCAACATCGAACTAGAAAACGGATCAAAAGTTCTTGCCGCTGCTACCTCATCAAGCGCAGTTCGCGGTGGGTCTTTCAATCTAATCTTCCTTGATGAGTTCGCGCACGTACAGCGAAATCTAGCGGATGCGTTTTTTGCATCTACCTATCCTACAATTTCTTCTGGTAAAACGACCAAGATTATCATTGTGTCTACTCCTTTAGGTATGAATCACTTTTATCGAATGTGGTCGGATGCAACAGAAGGAAATAGCGAATATGTGCCTGTTGAAATTCATTGGGGAGACGTTCCTGGACGCGATGAAGAGTGGAAAAAACAAACGATTGCTAATACCAGTGAGGAGCAGTTCCGTCAAGAATTTGAATGTGAGTTCATTGGATCTTCTAGCACCTTGATTAATCCCGTAAAGCTTCGTCAATTGGCACATAAGCGACCTTTTAAGGATAAATTTGGGCTTGATTTTTATGAAGCACCTGATCCAAATAAATCATATATTGCGGTATTTGACGTTTCTGAAGGTGTTGGTGGTGACTATTCAGCTATATCCATCTTTGACGTTTCACAAGTACCTTATAGACAAGTGGCTAAATATAGAGATAAAAATGTCTCGCCACTTTTATTTCCAGACGTAATTTACCGATTTGCCCGTTGGTATAATAATGCTTATGTGCTTGGTGAGACAAATAATATCGGTCAGCAAGTTGTTAACTCGCTGTTTATGGATCTTGAATATGAAAATGTAATTGCTACGTTTAGTAAAAACAAAGCAATTAAAATTGGTGGAGGATTCGCATCAAAATCTGCTTTTGGTGTTCGCACCACAAAACAAGTCAAAAAAATTGGTTGCTCAAACTTAAAGACAATTATTGAAAGTGACAAACTTTTGATAACCGATATGGATACGATTGAAGAGCTAACCACATTTGTAGAGGATAAGGATACATACAAAGCGGAAGAAGGATGTCACGACGATCTAGCTATGACGCTGGTTCTTTTTGGATGGCTCATTACCCAAGCATATTTTAAAGACCTAATGAATAGTGATATTAGGCAAAATCTAGCCCGCGAAACAATGAAGGATGTGCATGACGATTTACTTCCGGTAGGATTTATAGACGATGGTAGACAGGGAATAGAGGCTATTGACGATCCGGAACCGATAACTGCGGGCTTCGGTGATTTCCGTTTTGGGTAACAAAAGCCTCGTTTTTATAAATAAAAGAACAAGAAAGAACCGAAGAATACCTTCGTCTATAGAGGAGATAAGTCTATGCCATTTCAAATCTCTCCCGGCGTTAACGTAAGTGAGATTGATCTTACTACGATTATTCCGGCAGTCAGCACAACAACCGGCGCATTTGCGGGACACTATACTTGGGGTCCTGTAGGCGTTCGT